AGGCATTATCAATAAGAAAGCAGGTAGAGAGGTTGCTCATTCGCTCACAGACAACAATCCAACAGAGGTGAATGAGTGGATTCCTACTGGATCAAAATGGCTTGATGCCATTATTTGCAAGGGCAGGCCGGCCGGCATTCCTGTGGGTAAAATCTCAGAGATTGCTGGTCTTCCTGGTACTGGCAAGTCATTCTTGGCTGCACAGATTGCTGGGAATGCTCAAAAGATGGGAATTGATGTAGTTTACTTCGATTCGGAGTCAGCGCTAGACCCTGCTTTCTTGGAAAGGGCAGATTGTGACTTAGATAGGTTGTTGTATGTTCAAGCAGAATCGGTGGAGTTTGTGCTGGAAACAATCGAAGAGCTGTTGGCAACAGGTAACAAATGGTTATTCATCTGGGACTCGTTGGCCTTGACGCCTTCAATTTCAGACATTGAAGGTGATTTTAACCCTCAGTCTTCAATGGCTGTGAAACCAAGGATCTTGGCTAAGGGCATGTCTAAGCTAATTGTGCCAATTGCTGACGCAGACGCAACCCTGCTGGTTCTTAATCAGCTTAAGACTAACTTGGGTGCAAGAACACCAGCACAGGCTATGACAACTCCATACGTTACCCCTGGAGGCAAGGCACTGCCTTATTCATATTCGTTGAGAATTTGGCTAACAGCTAGAAAAGCCAAGGCTAGCTTTATCGTAGATGATAACGGCTTCCGGATTGGTTCCGAAGTTAAAGTTAAACTTGAAAAGTCTCGCTTCGGAACAGCAGGTCGTACTTGTAACTTCAAGATCCTTTGGGGCGATGACTTGGTTGGAGTCCAAGACGAAGAAAGCTGGTTTGATGCAATTCAAATCTCTGAACGCTTAGAGCAATCTGGTGCTTGGTTCACTTTGATTCATAATGACGGCTCCAAAGAGAAGTTTCAGCGCAAGCAGTGGATCACCAAGCTTCAAGATGAAAAATTCAGAGAAAGTGTCTTGACAATTATGGACGAAGATGTTATTATGAAGTTCAGTAATAGAGAAGGCAATGCTGCTGATTTTTACGACTTGGAAGAATCCCCTCCCGAGGAGTAACCCTAACCCAGCCCGCCTCTCCGGCGGGCTTTTTTATTTGGAGAAAACAATGAAAAGAATGATGATTGTAGACGCCTATAACCAGTTTATTCGTGGATACATAGTAGACCCTAGTAAAAACCCTAACGGGTCACCAATAGGGGGTATTCGCACTTTTATCAACATTTTAAATAAACTGACACGAGAGATCAAGCCAGATTTGCTTGTTTTGGTTTGGGACGGCAAGGGCGGAAGCAAAAAACGCCGTGCCATGAACAAGTCATATAAAGGGGGCCGTAAGCCACCTAGAACCAACTGGTCTCAGGTGGGAATGGAGGAATCCGAGATTATTGACAACAAAGTTTGGCAACAAATGAGGGTCATAGAATATCTTAACGAAACCCCAGTTATTCAGTTTATGGAGCCTTTAGTTGAAGCGGACGACGTAATTTCTTACATCAAAAGCAATTCAATGTTCTCAGGGTGGCAAAAGGTGATAGTGTCTGCGGATAAAGATTTTATCCAACTCTTAGACGATAAGACAATCTTGCACAGGCCTATTCAGAAAGAGTATCTCAATAAAAACAATGTTGTTGAAAAGTTTGGAATACATCCTAATAACTTTGCATTAGCGAGGGCGATCGTAGGTGATTCGTCAGATAATCTTCCTGGAGTGCCAAGAGTTGGCATGGAAACTGTTGCAAAAAGGTTTTCTTTCTTAAAAGAAGAAAAAACATACTATTTATCTGATGTTGTAGAAGAGTGTACTAAGCCTGAGAACAAGCAGAAAGTCTTTTCTAACATCAAAGAAAATAAGGAGTTAATAAAAAGCAACTATGATATTATGCAATTATCCTCGCCCATGCTATCTGTACAAGCCAAACAAGGGATTGACGATACGTTTGAGCAATATAAGCCGCACTACAATCAGACGGAAGTAAGAAAAAAGATGATTAAAGACGGAGTGTTAACAGTAAATACCTCTGATTTGGAACAAAGATTTAATCATATTATCACTTCCTTTTCGCAATAAAGTATGTTACTATACTCTAAATAAAAAAGGAAACTTAATGGAACAAGAAAAAAGTTTTTCTAAATTTGGCAAAAGCTTCCAGGAAGATCTGTGCCATTTGATAGTGAATGATAGATCTTTCGCGGATCAAATGTTTGAGGTTTTAGATCTAAACTTTCTAGAGCTTAAGCATCTTCGTGTTTTTGTTGGAAAAGTAAAGGAGTATAGAAAAAAGTATGGAGTCCACCCCACATCTAACATTATGCATTCCATCTTACGAACAGGTTTGGATGGAGAACCAGAATCGGTCAAAGTTCGAATACGAGAATATTATGCGAGAGTGCTCGCGAACGGACAAATACCGGATAGTTCTGATTTTATCAAAGACACTGCACTGGATTTCTGCAAGAAGCAAAAGCTTAAAGAAGCGCTGATTAAATCAGTCGATTTAATTAAATCTTCTTCGTTTGATGAGGTATCTAAGGTGATAGACAATGCCCTAAAATTAGGGTCGGATAATACACTTGGATATGACTACCTAGCTGATTTCGAAGCGCGCTTCGTTAAGAAAGCGAGAGACCCAGTAACTACTGGGTGGAAAGACATAGATGATATATCTAAGGGAGGTTTAGGTAAAGGTGAGCTTGGCGTTGTTGTGGCTCCTACTGGGGCTGGTAAATCTATGGTTTTGGTGCACTTGGGTGCTCAGGCACTCAAGGCCGGCAAAAATGTCCTACATTATACATTGGAGCTTGCTGACACAGTTGTTGCAAATCGTTATGATTCTGCTATCACTGGTGTGGAACTTAAAAATTTAGCAATTTTTAAAGAGAAAATTTATGATGAAGTCAAAGAAATTGAAGGCAGATTAATAATCAAGGAATATCCAACAAGAAGCGCTAGTATTCAAACAATCAAAAATCACGTTGAGAAGCTAAAAAGGCGAAATTTCAGCCCAGACATGATCATTGTGGACTACGGAGACCTAATTCGACCAGAAAATAGCAGAAAAGATGAGAAAAGGCACCAACTGGAAACTATTTACGAAGAGCTTAGAGGAATAGCTCAAATCTGTGAATGTCCCCTCTGGACAGCATCACAAACTAACAGGTCTGGGTTGAACGCAGAAGTGATCACGATGGAGTCAATCTCCGAAGCGTTTAACAAATGTTTTGTAGCAGATTTTATCTTTACAGTGTCGAGAACTGTAGAAGATAAGAACACAAATCAGGGTCGAATCTTTGTGGCAAAGAATCGAAATGGCCCAGATGGATTGGTGTACCCAATTTTCATGGATACCAGTAATGTTAAAATTAAGGTCTTACCAAAAACTGGTGAGACGGCTAATGATATTATCCAAAAATCTTCTGCTGAGAGGTTGGCCAACCTCAAAGAGAAGTATGCAGTTTTTAAAAGAGAAGGAGGAAAAAAATAAATGGAATTATCAAATCAAATCTTGTCAGAAATAACGGTGCACATGAAGTATGCACGATATCTACCGGAATTAAAGCGTAGAGAAACTTGGGATGAATTAGTCACCAGAAACATGAACATGCACCTAAAAAAGTTTCCACAGATGGAGCTTCAGATTAGGAAAGCATATAAGATGGTGTACGACAAGAAAGTTCTGCCTTCTATGCGCTCAATGCAGTTTGGCGGAAAGCCTATTGAGGTTGCTCCAAATCGTATTTTTAATTGTGCGTTCATGCCGGCTGATGATTGGAGATGTTTTGGTGAGGCCATGTTCCTTCTTCTCGGAGGAACCGGAGTGGGTTACTCAGTGCAAAAGCACCATGTTGAAAAGTTGCCAGAAATCACTCGACCCAACATGAACAGAACACGTCGGTTTCTCGTAAACGATTCTATTGAAGGGTGGGCAGATGCCGTGAAGGCACTTGTCCGCTCTTATTTTCAAGGTGGTTCACACCTTCGTTTTGATTATACAGATATACGCCCGAAAGGTGCTGCTCTCATTACTTCTGGAG